GATGCACTGATGCAGCACAATAGTGTCGGCAGTGTGCAACTGCGCGGTATGACTGCTGCCCAAGCCAATGTTGTGCAGCGGTAAGAAGGTTGTAAAGCTGCTGGATTATGCTTAGCAAAACAGAACTGTTCATTTAGAATATAAGCCGCTTGTTCTTTGCGGCATAATAAAAGGTACAAATTATATACCAGTAAGGAGGATCTGCATGAAAACTTCATCTATTCTTGACACCTATCAGACCTGGCTGACCCACCGGGAGTACAGCCCCGCCACCATCCAGAAGTACACCAAAGCCCTGGCCCGCTTTTTTGCCGATACCGGGGCAGGGGACATCCCGACCCGCGAGACCGTTGCAGCCTGGCGGGATAGCCTGACCGAAAAGGGCTATACCCCTGCCACCGTGAACGCGATGCTGGCTGCCGTCAATGATTGCCAAGAGAGCATCGACAACGTGGCTGGCAAAGCTAAGCCGCTCAAGCACCAGCGCAGGATCTTCGCCGACCCTGGCCGGGAACTGACCCGCGCCGAATATTTCCGCCTGCTGAACGCCGCACGCGCCGCCGGCAACAAGCGCACCCAGCTGCTGCTGGAAGCGCTTTGCTCCACCGGCATCCGCGTCTCGGGACTGCAGTTTATCACGGCAGAAGCCGTCCGCCGGCATAAGGCATCCATTCGCTGCAAGGGCAAGTGCCGGGAAATTTTGCTGCCGGCCGAACTCTGCCACCGGTTGACCCGCTGGTGCCAGAAACACCGCATTCATGTCGGTCCGGTGTTTCTTTCCCGTGTTGGCAAGCCTCTGAGCCGCGTAACGGTCTGGAAACTGCTCAAAGCCCTGTGCGAGCGCGCTAATGTGGCCTGGAAGAAAGTTTTCCTCCACAACCTGCGGCACCTGTTTGCGCGGACATTTTACAACCTCGAAAAAAACATCTCGAAACTGGCGGACCTGCTCGGTCATTCCAGCATCGAGACGACAAGAATTTATATCATGGAATCCGGCGCAGAACATGAGCGTCTACTCAATAAAATGCACCTTCTATTGTGAATTTGACGAAAGCATAGTTCCGTTCCTGTCGTTAACAAAAGTTAACATTTAATAAACGTCCGTTCGCGTTTTAAATACCAAAAATGAAAAAGTAAGTAAGAAAAAGTTGTTGGGCAAGCGCTGAAATTCCGCGCCTAACAGTATTTCTATGTGCACTTTTTACAATTTCAACAAAATTGTGTACTTCCCCTTGCCTTTTTCACCTTTATGTGCTAAAATTAGCACTGGTTAATCTATTGTAACTTCTTTTTGCAATTTGTTTTGTTATATGTGGTTAACATGCAATTAACAGAATATGCTTCTGTTTTTCTTTGCTCGCTGCACGCTGAAATGACCGGAACACAAATATTGCAAGGACGATGCAACTTGACATCTGAAATTGTGGGTAATCGCTTGCACAAGTGTGGGCTATGTCTGCCTGGTGGCAGCCAACAGCGATTGTGGTTCGCACAACATTTTGGTTGGAAAGCTAATTGGGCAAGATGGCCGCTCCATTGTCGGCAATAAAAACTTCAAACCACTTTGTATGTGGTGCGTAGCCTAGAGGGTATCTGAAAAATCCCCAGCACTGTCTAATTCTACCGGGGCATCCCCGCACAATTCTCGGCTTAAGCCTAAAGCATCGCTGCGACGGCCGCGGCACATGATCAGCGTTGAGAAAATGCTCGGCAATCCACCAAGGATTGCCTGTGCTTCTCTCTTAGCCGGTCACGCGTCTCGCTCGCCGCATTGGCATTTTGAATTGCTCGGTATTGCCCAAAAGCAGCGTCTGCTACGTTACTCAACCTTGCAATACACCAAGTATTGCGGCGGTCTCGCGCCTTGCATCCGTTATCTTTTAGCGAATTTTCCAGCATTTTGGTTTATCAGAGACACCCGAATAAATTTTGAATCTATCCGCTTATGAAGCTTCTGGCATCAGGTGTGCCGATCCAATGCCTCAAGCAAGGCGCGGTAGAGGCGGTCAAGTGGAACAATAGAACGATGTGTTGCTGATGGTAGCGATATCTACCCACTCTATTGTCTGTCCGTCTGCCTGCTAATTTGTTTGGGAATGAACGGGACGATACGTAAAAATGGCGTTGATTCTGTGCCAGGGCTTTATGTAGCCGTTATTGGGCCGGAAACAGGAGTGTTTGCCAGAAGCGGGTTTGGCCATACGCGCACATGCATAGCAGAAATCGTTTGGAGATGCGTCAATCGACTCGAATACGGAACAAAATTTTGCAGTCATTCACCGTCAATCCCGGAAGAAGAATTGCATCAGGCTATTTTGAAAGCTGTGCAGAATCTGGCCGCAAACTTTACCGATGAAGTTGCTGCACAACTTGACGGTATTCTCCGTCAAATGAAAGCAGGAGAAAACTTGAAAGCCCAGCTTCAAAAGCAGCTAGAAAAAGCACAGCAAGAATTTGATCGTCTGCTTGAAATGTCACTGGAACTTGACGAGAGTACACCGTTCCTTGATGATAAGCTGAGAAAACTCAGCGGTAAAATCAAAATACTGAAAGCAAATATCGCAGAAAGTACGGATGGTAAGGGGGAGGACGAAGAAGCAACCAAACAGCTGACGGCGCAAGACCTTTTAATAAAGGAATACGATGACATCCTTACCGCAAGAATCATCGAAAAGGTTATTGTCCACTCACGGCAAGAAATCGAAATCTACTTTATCGGCGGTTATACCCAAAAGATTGACCTTATATAGAGCCATTCACTCATACACAAACGCCCGCACTGGCAAGTCGAAAACGCTTGCTGATGCGGGTATTACTTTTTGGGAAAGTGAGCTATTACACGATGGATACAGGATTACGGATCAAACTGGTACGCGAGCATCGCGGCCTTACACAACAAAAATTGGGTGAGATGCTCGGATACGGAAAGAGCAGCGCGAACCGCATTGCACAATATGAAATGGGGTATCGCAGCCCAAAGGCAAACCGTTTAAAAGAAATTGCAAAAGCCATGAACATCCGCGAAGAAATTTTCCTTATGCCGGACGAGACACCAATCGACCTGCTTCGAATTTTGATATGGTACGATTGGGAACATGAAGGTGTTTTGCAACTGGCAACGAGTAGAACGGCGAACACACCACCCGGAAAGACAGTCAGCCCGATAATTTATTCTGAACAACTTCCACTAAATAGATTGCTGCTTGATTGGGCTGACAAAAAGCATTCTCTTTCCGTAAGGAAAATAACGCGCGCCGACTATCTGGAATGGATGCTGCAATGGCCGCCACGATTGCCCTAAAAGAGCAAACAAAAAATCGGATGAATTTTGAGACAGGGTATCTTTTTTGTCACGTCGAGACAAAATCCTCGAATGTATGTTCGGGGATTTTTTGTTTTAGTGATTTGTTTAGGATGACAAGCATCGTCCCCCGCGGCGCTGGCGGTTCGCGCTTTTCTGCTATAGATACAGCAACAGCCCCGGTCCTGCACTGGAACCGGGGCTGTACGATTTTACATCCGCTTTACGCCATGAAATCCGGCAGGGGCTTGCCCTCCTTCAGCCATTGGTGATACTCGGCGGTAGCGGCAAACTCAACGTCGCCAGCGGAGTTCAGCGCCGTCTCGACCGAATCCTGGATGACACCAATGATAAAGCCGACACCAACGACCTGCATCGCAATGTCATTGGAGATGCCGAACAGCGAGCAGGCCATAGGGATCAGCAGCAGCGAACCTCCCGCAACGCCGGAGGCACCGCACGCGCCCAGTGCCGACATGATGGACAGCAGGATGGCGGCGGGCAAAGAGACCTCCATGCCCAGCGTGTTGGCCGCAGCCAGCGTCATGATCGTGATGGTGATGGCCGCGCCGTCCATGTTGATAGTCGCACCAAGCGGAATAGAGACGGAGTAGATGTCCTTATCCAAGCCGAGCTTCTCACACAGAGACATATTGACCGGGATGTTGGCCGCGGAACTGCGGGTAAAAAAGGCGGTCAGGCCGCTCTCACGCAGACAGCGAAGCACCAGCGGGTACGGGTTGCGGTGCAGATAGATGAAGATGATCAGCGGATTGATGACCAGCGCCATCAGCAGCATAGTGCCGACCAGCAAAAGCAGCAGGCGGCCATACTGGGTGAAGATAGACAGGCCGTTGTCCGACACATTGGCGAAAACCAGTCCCATGATGCCGAACGGTGCCAGGTTGATGATCCAGCGCACGATGGTGGAGACCGCGTCCGCAGTGTTGACCATAAAGTTCTTAGTCGTGTCACTTCCCAGGCGCTTCATCGCCAGGCCGAACAGACAGGCCCACATCAGGATGCCGATGTAGTTGCCGTTCATGATCGACGCCACCGGGTTGGAAACAATGTTGGCCAGCAGTGTGTGCATGACGTCACCCAGACCCTGCGGCACAACGTCCGCTGTGGCGGCCTCGGCCAGAACCAGCGTCTGCGGGAACAGCTTGCTGGTCAACACGCTCAGCGCCGCGGCCACAAAGGTCGTCAGCATATACAGCCAGACAACGGTGCCGAAGCGGCGGTCCAGCTTGGATGAACCCTGTGCCAGTGCGCTGGCAACGATGACGAAAACCAGCACCGGGGCAATGCCCTTCAACGCGCCAACAAACAGGCTGCCGAATTCTTCCAGCCATACGGCACCGGGGCAGATCAGTGCCAGCGCCGCGCCGATAAGCAGACCGATGGCAATACGCAGGATCAAGCTGGTCTCGTTGTACTTGGCGGCCAGCGACTTGACCGCCTTGGTGAATTGATTCATGTGAAGCTCTTCTTCCTTATTATAATAGTCGGGCACGTTCTGCAGGGTGTGTGCCGTTTGCAGCCGCCCGCACAGGCGGCTCGCGTGACAATCCACATTATAGCGCATCCCGTGCAGATTGCAAGAGAAGTACAGCTGTAGTACCATCAAAAACAGTCAATTCTGGTCGGTGTAACGCGGGAAAAAATTGCAAAAAATGTTTTCACGTGCGGGATAGGTGTATTTGTGTCGCGCACATTTTGCAGCTGCATAGGCCATCACGCCTACAGCACCGCAGGGGTCAATGCTCGCCAGCGACCCGGGACGTTTGCAGTAATGGCAAGGCTCCGCGGGCGGATACGGAATCCGCCCCTACGGTGCAGGGGACGATGTTTGTCATCCCAAACAAATCACTAAAACAAAAAATCCCCGAACAAACGTTCGAGGATTTTGGTGCGGTTGTGGAGAGCTAAAACGAACTTTTCTGCATCCTGTGGAGATGCCTCAAAATCCGAGGATTCGGGAGAATCCCCCGGACTTTCGGGAGAATCTTCCGCGCCGATGGGAATATCTACCGGCATTTTTCCGCCTGTCGGGTCGAAGGTGATCTTGAAGTGGTCGTCATAAAGGTCAACCCGGACAAGGAATGTATCGAACAGGGCGGCCAGATACTTTTTGTTGTTCACATCGCCCGTGCGGTAAATGTCCAGCAGGCTGACGAAATCCTCCCGGTTGATGGGAACCATTTCGGCCTTGGCCGTGTCGATTTTGGCAAGCAGCTGGCCGTGCTCCTGCTCCAGCGCCAGCAAGCGGGCTTTCGTAGTGTCTGTGATGATGCCCATTTCAATCGCCTTCATAATGTTGGCAGTTGAGGTCTCGTTGGAATAAAGCTGCTGCTGCAAGCTCTGCAAGCGGTATTTGATTTCCGTGCGGGCGTTATAGGCCATCGTTTCATCCGCCATCATCTGGATGTTTTCATCGGTGAGCAGCTGCTGCTGGATAGCGATAGCCACGGCCTTTTCAATCTGGTCGCGGCGGACTGCCTTCTTATCGCAGCTGTGGTCAGTGCGGCGCTTCTGGCAGGTGTAGTAATAGTGCATGGCTCCGGTCTTGCTGGTTCCAGCAATGCCTGTCATGGTGCTGCCGCAGTGGCCGCAGTACAGCTTCCCGGTCAGCAGGTATTCTTCATAGCCGCTGCGCTTACGGCGGCCCTGCGGATTTTTCTTCACTTTCAATACCTCCTGCACTTTGTAGAAAAGCTCGTCCGATACGATACGCGGCATACCACCCTCAACGCGGATATCACGGTAAATGTAGATACCCCTGTACCGCTCGTTGCGGCAGATCGTGTGAAAGCTGCTGCGCCCCCACTCTGCCCCTTTCTTGGTCTTGATGCCCCGGCGGTTCAGATCGCGGGCTATGTCGATGAACGGCTCATAGCACGACACGCGAGTAAAGATCTCTTGCACGATAGCGGCCTCTGCTTCATCCAGCACAACCTTTTGATCTTTGCCGGTCTTGTAGCCAAGCGGCAGGCTGCCGTTGGACATGCACTTGCTGGCGTTGTCCATCAGGCCGCGCGAGATGTCCTCGGCCATGTTCTCTGAATAGAACTGATTGACATTCATCATGTTCCGCAGGGCAAAGCGCCCGGCGGCAGTGTCGTCAAAATCTTCCTCGGCGTAGATGGTGCGGATACCATTACTGCGCAGCTGCTCCTCGTTCATCATGGCTTGCAGCATATTCCGGCCCATGCGGTTGGACTTCCATGCAAGGACTACATCAAACTGCCGCAGACTGGCATCTTTCATCATCCGCTGGAAATTCGGGCGGCGGTCCGTTTTGCCGCTGACGGCGCGGTCAGCATATATTTCAATGACGGTCACGCCCTCACGGGCGGCCAGTTCCCGGCACTTTTCCACCTGCTGCTCAATGGAGCAATCGCGCTGGTTCGCACTGGAATACCGGGCATAGATGACAGCACGGGCTGCGGAATTAGTGTTGATTCGCTTTTTCATGCCGTCACGCTCCTTTCGGGCTTACTCGCGCGCCTTTGTAACATAACCGCCAGCACATCTATTGCAATGATGCTTATTCAGCATATCGGTTACTTCATCGTTCGGAAAATCATAAACATATTGCCCATCGGGCTGTTTTACCTGCTGCGCTCCGTATGGAATAACGAATACGCCCTCTTTGTCACGGAAAATATCATAACTATTATTCCAATCGAATTTTCTGGCTAAATAGGTGTAGATAGAGCGATACAACTTTGAAACGCAGAAAGCCGGTGCAACTATGCACCGCTTTGGAGCATAAGCAGCAATGGATGGAGCATTCTCAACGCACCATTGAATAAGTTCTTCTTTCGGTAGCTTCGGATACTCAACAGACATTTCCTTTAGTGCGTGGATGATATCTGTCTTTTTCATCAGCTTTAGACGTTCAGTGAGCGAGGCCTCTTTAACTTCAACAATAGGGCAGGTCTCAAGGGCTTTCGATACATCGTCAACTTCGCGAATGTGCATATACTCCGGGTTTGGATTCCAGAAAAAAACACGTTGGAGATCTCTTTGTGCTGCTTCTGGCAGTTTTTCAATTTCATCAACAGCTTCTTCAAATTTTATCTGGCCGTGCGATACCACGTTCTTGTTTGTGCCCTTTGCAAAATCACCGCCAAACTCGCCCAATTCCATGGCCAAACGGTACATGTGTTTGCAAGGCAGCTTTCTACGCCTAAAATCACCGCAAGTACAGGATTCAAGCGTGACATGATAAGGTTCTTTTCCAGATCCTTCAAATACTCCCGTTTTGCTTTCTCTGTCAATGTTGCTCGGAGAGGTTGTGGCCTTTTTCGCAGAAGCAATACGCTTCATCTGGTCAGGCATCGTGTGAATCACATCATCCCAAATTTGGAAGCTGTTTTCCGCCATAATGAAACCTCCTATGTGTGTTTTTGCGTCCTTTTGCTATATTCTTGCATTTTCATGCAAAAAGAGTGTTCCTGTGCTATAATGCCATTGTGCCGGCAGATTCTATCAGAAAGGAGCCTGCGAAATGGACTTGCACATCGAAACCAGCAAGCCGGCCGAAGAACTTAAAGTCATGCTTGCGGTTGAACTCTTTATGCAATTATCCGATAATGGCAAGAACACTGTCATTGCTCAGATAAAAGACCTTTTATCGCGTGAATGATAAAAGACTGCTGTTCCGCGTTTAACTGATTGAACAACTCGATATATTCCTCTGTGCGCTCACCGCTCTTTTCATCGGTGGGCGCACTTTGCTTTTCTCTGGGAACATCGAAACCCATGAGCCAAGCCTCGGAGACATTCAGTGCAAGACCAAGAATTTGTAGGCGATCCTGCCCAGGCTGAAACTTTCCCGTTATATATTGGCTTAGAGCAGTCTTGCCAAGCGAGACACCATACTTCTTGCAGTAAGGCTGCGCGAGAGCCAGCACATCAACCTGTTTCAGATTCCTTTCGTCCATGATTTGCTGGAGACGTTCAGCGGTAGTAGAAGTTTTCATATTATGTGACCCTCCTGATATTCCATATCATAGCATATTTTGAATTTAAGTTCAAGACACGCGCACAAAAAATTCAGAAAAAATGAATTTTCCTATTGACATGGCGATTGCCCTGTGGTATTTTGGTTACAGTTCAGAAAAGCTGAACAAAACTTCAAGCGAAAGGAGGTTTACTATATGCCGAGAAACTACAACAAGCTGATTGGCAAAATCGTGGAGGTTTTCGGTACTCGTGCGGTTTTTGCCCAGCAAATGAATTGGTCGGAGCGCACTTGCTCCCTCAAACTCAATGGGAAAGTGGACTGGCGACAGGATGAAATGGTGAAAGCCTGCGACCTGTTAGGCATCCAGCATATCGACATCCCGGCTTATTTTTTTGCTCTGGAAGTTCAGTAGAACTGAACAAATCGTAAAAAAGAGGCGAACCAATACGAAACGCTTTATCAGCAACATCATTGCCAAGTGCATCATAGCTGATGCCAAGCGCAAAGGAAAACGCCCGCCGCCTTTTGAGGGCACGCGGGCGCTGGTGGAACAGCAAAGCTGGAAGAAAATCATTTACCTTTCAGCAAAAAGCCTTTGGCTGACGCTGAAACCGAAAAGAGGTAAAACACATGGAAAATCAACCTAAAACACCTTGCCCGCCGAGAGAAGAAATTTTCCGGCACTACGGCTACCCAGAAGATACCCCCGACAAAGGCATTGCAGTCGGTAATTGGGAAAAAGACGATGCCTTTGAAAGACTTGCTTTTTTGCCGGAATTGATTCCTTATCTCGACAAAAGCAAAAAAGTCAAGATCATTTTCGACTACGACCCGGATTATCCGAGAACACTGCTTCAGGTCACTGGGCAAAAACCGTTCGTTATCCCCTCGGAGGATGAAGCGTCAGAGGATAGCGGGAAATAGCCGCAAAACACAAGGAGGAACAGAGATGCCCCCGCAAGAGACAAAGCAAAAGCACCCATTCAATTTATCAGACGAAAAGGCTGAACGCCTTGCGGCGGCAACGCTGGAATTTTACCACTGGTTCATTGAACAGCCCGGTGGCCGCGAAAAGCTGGAAGCCCGCAAGGCCGAACTCCGCAAGCGCGGTTTGATTTGAGAGGAGGATAGAAAATGATGCGAGGACTTGTAATTGCCACCAACGGCGATATGCGGGTGCAGACCTTTACCGCACCGGCGCTGGAGGATGTGCAGAAAGTTGTCGGCGGCTATGTGGAGACTGTTCCCGTCCGCAACATCGAGGGCCACTACCTGCTGATGGTGGACGAGGATGCCCGCCTTCAATGGCCGAGGCCCGTTGTCAACGAGGTTGCCAGCTTTCTGGCCTGCACGAAGATTTTCGGCAACGTGGTCTTGACCAGCGCCTACGGCCCGGAACTGGGCCTGCCCGATGATATTGCCCATGTTCTGGGGGATGTCATCACGGCAACGCTGCCGGGCCGGTGCAGATGGGATGGTGAAGCATGATCCGCTTGCTGAAAAAGGCAATGCAGTTTGTCTGCCTTGCGCTGATGCTGGTGGTGCTGATGGCCGTGGTTTCCGTGGCCGATGGCGATATGCCCCTGCTGAACGGCGTGATCCTGTTCATCAGTTGCTTACTGGGCGTAAACACCTGCCTTGGAATCTGGTTCAAGCTGGACGATAAGGAGCGTGGCCACCGTGAGTAATCTGCCCGATGCCGCCCACATCCGCAACCTGCGGAACACCGGCTACCGTGACGGCAAAGACCCGACCTACCCGGTCTGCCCGATCTGCGACCAGACCTGCGAAACCATCTACATCAGCGCCGACAACGAAATCGTTGGCTGCGACCAGTGCATGACGACCCGCAATGCGTGGGAAGTCACCGAATGCTTCGGAGAATGAGAGGTACACCATGAAGTTCTATTTCACCTACGGCAGCAGCGGCATGGCCTACGAGGGCGGCTGGACGGAGGTTGAAGCCCCATCCAGAGCCACCGCCGTGCAGGCATTTTCCGCTTTTCACCGCCCTGTCAACGGCATGACGGCCTGCTCGGACATCTACACCGAGGCGGCGTTCCGCAAGACCGGGATGCTGGATGGCGACAACTTCGGCGCTAAGACACGCGAGAAAATCACCATTACGCGGGAGTTTTTCTAAACCCCGCACACAAAGAAAGGAGTATACCACATGGACGGAAATTCCGAACAACTGCAAGTTATCAACCTCAAGCAGTTGCCCATCATCGAGGAGCGGCTGCGGGATGTCAAAGCTAAAATCGAGCAGCGGACCAGCGCCGTCATGGCTCTGGCCGTGACCGAGGAAACCCGCACCGATGTCAAGAAGATCCGCACCGAAGTCCGCAAGGAGTTGGAGGGTTACGAGGCCCAGCGCATGGCCGTCAAAAAGGCCATTATGACCCCCTACGAACAGTTTGAAGCTGTCTACAAAGAGTGCGTCTCGAACCCCTACAAAGCCGCCGATGAAGCGCTTGGCAAGAAAATTGCTGATGTGGAGGTCGGCATCAAGCAGCAGAAAGAGGACGATGTCCGGGCTTTCTTTAACGAACTGACCAGCGGCTTCGGGCTGGATTGGCTGAAGTTTGAACAGATGAATCTCAAGGTCACGCTGACCTGCACACCCAAGGCCATGAAGGCCGCCATCACCCAGAGCGTCACAAAAATCGTCCGTGACTGCGCCGCGCTGGAGGAAAACCCGGACCGTGACGAGATCATGGTCGAATATCAGAAATCGCTCGACCTTGGTTCTGCCTGCCAGATCGTGCAGCAGCGTCACAAGCAGCTGGAAGCCCAGCGCCGCGCTGCCGAAGAACGCCGCGCCCGCCAGCAGGCTCAGCAGGAGGCCGAAGCCAAGGCCAGGGCAGCCATTGAG